CTGAACTAGATTTAGAATCATTAAAGACGCCTCAACTACATAACAAATATTCTAAGTTTCATTCTCAATTTGTAAATTTACTAAAGAAAGCAGAAGCAGATAGAGACAGATTGGTAAGAGAGAAATGGGAATATTATACAGGTAAGGCAGATCCTAGTGTTTATCAACTTAAACCTTTTAATTTAAAAATACTAAAACAAGATGTTGACAAATATTTAAAATCAGATGATGAAGTAATTAAGTTAGAATCAAAAGTTACTTACATACAAAATATTGTTGACTACTTAGAAAAAACAATCCGTATAATTTCTAATCGTACATTTCAAATAAAAAATGCTATCGAATGGCGTAAGTTTACCTCTGGTGTAATTTAAAATGCAAAACATTATTGTTGATAAACTTAATGACGTGTATATTAGGATTGATGCCGATGCTAGTATTCGTAGAGAACTTTCAGATTACTTCTCTTTTGAAGTACCTGGATATAAGTTTACTCCACAATTTCGTAATAGAGTATGGGATGGTAAAATAAGACTATATTCATATGCAACAGGTCAAATGTATGTTGGATTATATCCGTATCTAAAAGACTGGTGTACTAAAAAAAATATACATGTAGTAGAATCTAGTGATATTTTAACACATAGCACACTCTCAGCCGCCGATATAGACGGTATAGTCAAAGAGTATGATCTATCTATTAAACCTAGAGACTATCAAATCAATGCATTTAAATATGCTTTAGAAAATGAGAGAGGACTAATTTTATCACCTACTGCCTCTGGTAAATCACTTATTATCTATATGTTGGTAAGACATTATTTAAATTCTATAAACAATAATGTATTAATTATTGTACCCACAACATCATTGGTAGAACAATTATATAAAGATTTTAAAGATTATGGTTATGATGTAGAAACAAATGTAAGTAGAAAATATCATGGTTATGATATTGATGAAGATAAAAGAGTTGTTATTTCTACATGGCAATCACTATATAAAATGCCAAAGAAATTTTTTGAAGACTATGGTGCAATTATAGGTGATGAGGCACACTTGTTTAAGGCTGTATCATTGACAAAGATAATGACTAAACTAATAGATTGTAAATATAGAATAGGCCTTACAGGTACACTTGATAACAGTAAAACACATAAACTAGTATTACAAGGTTTGTTCGGTTCAGTAAATAAGGTCGTATCAACAACTGAGTTAATAGAAAGAAAACAATTAGCTGATTTAAAGATTATGTGTCTAAATCTAAAGTATCCTGAATCAGAGGCAAAGAAAGTATATGGTGTAAAATACTTTGAAGAACTAGAATACCTTACTCAAAATACTGCTCGTAATAAATACATACGAAATCTAACCTTAGCACTCAACGGCAATACATTATGTTTGTTTCAACTGGTTGAAAAGCATGGCGAAATTTTACATAAACTTATAAAAGATAAAGTAGACCCTAAACGAAAAGTATTTTTTGTTTATGGTGGAACAGAAACAGATGATAGAGAAAAAATTAGAGCAATCACAGAAAAGTCGGACAACGCAATTATTATCGCTTCTTTCGGGACGTTTAGCACTGGGATCAATATTCGTAATTTACACAACATTGTTTTTAGTAGCCCTAGTAAGAGCCCTATAAGAATATTACAAAGCATTGGCCGTGGGCTTCGTGTCGGTGATAAGAAACAGTCTGCTACAGTCTATGATATTTCAGATGATCTTACTTATAAAGATAAAAAAAACTTCACATTAACACACTTTCAGGAACGTGTAAATTTATATAATCAGGAAAGCTTCAATTATGAGATACATACTGTATCCTTAAAAGATAAATAGTTATATGGATAAATTAGATACTAAAAACGCTAAAATAATCCGTCTAGTTTCTGGAGAAGAAATAGCTTGCACCATAGATGCAACTACAAAAAGCCTTACCACAAAGGCTCGTTTATTAAGAATTAAAAGCCCAATGTTAATTAAATATGTACCTCAGTTTACTGAGTTTGGCCTTACTGATTATATCGCTCTTGTACGTTGGGTTGGATTTACAAATGACTCAATTGTTACTATTCCTATTGATAAAATTATAACAATATGTAATGCTACACCTGAATTTCACAAAAGGTATGATAGTATTATTGGCAAATTAAGAAATACTAAAGAGAACTTACCTAGTTATATAGAAAGAAATTTAAGTGCTGACGAACATAAACAACTTGATGAACAAGATGAGGAATTAGATCAAACTAAACTTGATAAATTAGGAGATATTTTAAATATGCCTAGTAAGAAAGTACACTAGCTATATACCTGGTGATTAACCCACAAAGGTATTATATCAATAATCCTGAACTTGTCAATAGTCCATGGAAGAATTTTATAAAATAACTATAACTCAAAATAACAAAGAGGAAATACTATACTACGGCTATCTCTCTTATGATCAAATAATGGCAGATGTTGAACTATTAAATGAAGAAGGCGCTGATGCTGTTGAGATGGAAATGATAACAGAAAAAGAGTTTGAAAAAGAGTTAGCTTATTGACAAACACACAAAATATAGTATAATAATAATATGACTAGAACAAGAAAAAAATCCGAACATTATGTAGATAATAAAAAGTTTTTACAAGCAATGATTGAGTATAAAGAACGTTGCGAAAAGGCAGAAAAAAGAAAAAGAAAAGCACCACCTGTAACAAATTATATAGGTGAATGTTTTTTAAAAATTGCAAATCATTTATCATATAGACCTAACTTTATAAATTATACATTTAGAGATGATATGATTAGTGATGGTATAGAAAACTGCTTACAATATTTAAATAACTTTAATCCAAGAAAATCAAATAATCCATTTGCTTATTTTACACAAATAATCTATTATGCATTTGTAAGAAGAATACAAAAGGAGAAAAAACAATCTAATATAAAATACAAAATGATAGAACAAGCAGGTATAGATGAGTTTGATACACTACCAGGTGATAGTAATTCAGAATATAAAAATCAGTTTTTAGAATTTTTAAGAAAAAATAAACCATCAACAGATGAACAGCCTAAACCAGGTGAAATAAAAGTTAAAAAAAGAAAAAGAAGAACTTATACAAGCGTTTTAGAAACATAATGAAGATAGCACTATTAAACGATACACACTTCGGTGTTCGTAATGACAGCGAAGCGTTTAGAAAATATCAACTTAAATTTTATAATGAAATCTTTTTTCCTTATATGCAAGAAAATAAGATTACAACACTTGTACATTTAGGTGATGTGGTTGATAGACGTAAATTTATAAACTTTCAAACAGCCTCAGTTTTTAGAAAACAATTTTGGGAACGTTTATATGAAGATCAAATTGATACACATATTATTATAGGTAACCACGATACATATTTTAAAAATACAAACGAAGTAAATGCAATAGAAAATTTATATACATCATTTGATAAAAGACATGAACCTTGGATATATACTAAATCAACTGTTGTTGACTTTGATGGTACATCTATATTGTTTGTGCCTTGGATATGTGATGATAATAGAGAACACTCCATGAATATGATACAATCAGCAAAGGCTGATATTGTAATGGGCCATTTAGAAATAAAAGGTATTGAAATGCAAAATGGTGTAATCAATGAACACGGCAATGAAAAATCAGATTTTAAAAGATTTGAAAGAGTAATATCAGGCCACTTTCATAAACATACAGATGATGGTCAAATATTCTATTGTGGTGCTCAATACGAGATGACATGGTCAGACTACCAAGACCCAAAAGCATTTCATGTTTTTGATACAGAAACTAGAGAGATGACAAGAATATCTAATCCATATACAATACACAAAAAGATAATTTATGATGACAAAAAACATGACTATAATAACTTTGATTTAGAACCATATAATGATCATTACGTTAAATTAATAGTATTAAATAAAACAAATAATGAGATGTTTGACTCTTTTTTAGAAAGATGTTATAATGATATAACAATACATGATTTACATATTATAGAAGATTACTCAGACATAAAAGCAAGTGTAAGAGATGATGTTTTAGAAATGGGTGAAGATACGGTTACATTCCTAAACAACTATGTAGATCAATTAGAAACAGACGTGAACAAACAAAAGTTAAAAGAATATTTAAAAAGTATTTACATAGAGGCAAGTGATAAAACAATATGATATATTTTAAAAAATTAAGATGGCGTAATTTTTTATCAACAGGTAATCAGTTTATAGAAATAGATTTAGCAAAATCACCATCTACACTAATCATAGGAACAAACGGTGCAGGTAAATCGACAATGCTTGATGCCTTATGTTTTACTTTATTTAATCGTGCCTTTAGAGATATTAAAAAAGAGCAACTTGTAAATACTATTAATCAAAACGATTGTGAATTAGAAGTAGAATTTGAAACAAGTAATAAGAAATATAAAGTAGTAAGAGGTATCAAACCTAATAAATTTGAAATCTATTGTAATGATGTATTATTAAACCAAGACGCTTCTAATGTAGATTATCAAAATATGTTAGAACAAAATATTTTAAAATGTAACTATCGTGCTTTTTGCCAGGTGGTCATCCTTGGATCAACATCATACGAACCATTTATGCATTTAAGAGCAAGATATAGACGAGAGGTTGTAGAAGAAATATTAGACATAAGAGTATTCTCACATATGGATTTATTGTTAAGACAGAA